GAAGGTAGAGATTTAACATTAATGTTAAAATCAGTACCACTTCCTAATGGTAAAGGAAATTACACCGTTGTCTCTATGGTATTAGCTGAAGACCCTTCACCACTATCAACAGACGAGGCGAAAGTAAAAGAATGGGTTGGTAATACTGAAACGTATAAGGATGTTTACTCACAAAAACCAGTAGAATATTTAGAGGCTGTTGCGAGAGGAGAAACTCCAGTATGGGACACAGACCTTAAAAAGTATGTATACGGTGACTCTCAAGAAACTATAAACATGGGAGGAATAACCCCACCACAACCAACAAATAATGCTCCAGTAGACCCACAAGCTGGTCAAGAGAGTGATTCAGATTTACCATTTTAATAAAATAAAATAATGGCAATAAAGAAAAAAAGTTTTAAAGATATAAAAAGTAAGTTCTCTAAAAAAGCTTCCTTCAAACCAGATAGATTTTTTGATTTGGGGGAAGCGTTCTTAGACGCTACAGGATTACCAGGACCAGCCATGGGACATATTAACATGCTTTTGGGACATAGTGATACTGGTAAAACTACAGCTTTAGTTAAAACAGCTGTAGATGCACAGAAAAAAGGTATTTTACCTGTGTTTATTATTACAGAACAAAAGTGGGATTTTGACCACGCTAAACTTATGGGTTTAGAATGTGAAAAAGATAAAGACGGTGATTGGGACGGGTTTTTCTTATTCAATAATGGATTTGAGTATATAGAACAAATTACTGACTATATTAATGAATTGTTAGACGCTCAAGAAAAAGGTGAATTAGAATATGATTTAGCACTTTTATGGGATTCTGTTGGTTCTGTTCCTTGTAAAATGACGTTTGATGGGAAAGGAGGTAAACAACATAACGCTAGTGTATTATCAGATAAGATAGGTATGGGAATTAATCAGAGAATTACTGGTTCTAGGAATACTAACTCTAAATATTTAAACACACTAGTTACAGTTAACCAACCTTGGGTTGAATTACCTGACAATCCTTTTTCGCAACCAAAAATTAAAGCTAAAGGAGGAGAATCGTTATGGTTAAATTCTACAATAGTGTTTTTATTTGGTAATCAGAAGAATGCTGGAACTTCTAAAATAACAGCAACAAAAGATAAAAGAAAAGTTAAATTTGCGACTCGTACTAAAATTTCAATTATGAAAAACCATGTTAATGGTTTAGGTTATGAGGACGGAAAAATATTAGTAACACCTCATGGTTTCCTTAAAGGAAAGGACGCTGGAGAAGAAAAAAAATCAATAGAAGGTTATAAGTCCGAAAATTCTGAATATTGGAAAGACATTATAGGTTCTGATGGTGATTATAACTTAGCAGTTGAAGAAACTGGTGAAATATTTTAAATTAAAAAAAAAATGGCAAAAGTAGAAAAAGGTAGTAAAATTAAAGTACATTATACAGGTACTAAAAACGATGGTAGTAAATTTGATAGTTCTTATGATAGAGGACAAGTATTAGAATTTGAAGTTGGTTCTGGACAAATGATAAAAGGATTTGATGAAGGTGTCGTTGGAATGGAAGTGGGTGAAACTAAAGACCTACATTTAAAACCCGAAGAAGCTTACGGTTTAAGAAAAGAGGAAGCTAAAACAGAAGTACCTAAAGAGGCACTTCCACCAGATTTCAACCCACAAGTAGGGGAAACCGTACAAGGTCAAACAATAGATGGAAGACCAATTTTAGCAAAAGTTAAAGAATTACAAGAAAATAAAGTAATTTTAGACTTGAACCATCCTTTAGCGGGTGAAGAACTTAACTTTAAGGTTGAGTTAATGGAAATAGAAAAATAGTGTTTAACTTTATAATAAAACAACATGTTAAAGACATTAGTTGTCGATGGCAATAGTATATTACAGACAGGATTTCATGGTGTAAAAGATTTTTACCATAACGGTAATCATTTTGGGGCTATATTTTATTTTCTAAATACATTAAAAAGAAATTTAGAAAAAAAATCATATGATAAGGTAGTCGTATTTTGGGATGGTAAAAAAAATTACAAATATCGTAGAGAGTTATATTCTCCATATAAAGTAAATCGGAAAAAAAGATTAGATAAGGATAAAATTGACGACATGTTTCGTCAAAAAAATCGTATATCACAATACCTAGAAGAGTTTTTTGTAAGACAGGGCGGGTACAATAGTTGTGAGGCAGATGACTGTATCTCATATTATTGTAGAATATCACCTAATGAGAATAAAACTATACTCACCAACGATAAAGACCTACTACAACTAGTAAATCAACAAGTAAGTGTTTTCCTAACTAGAACTGAAACCCTTGTAACACATAAGGATAAAATTAAAGTAGGTAAGTTACCTATGTCTGTTCCCGCATGTAATATTCCAATAGTTAAAATTTTATTGGGTGATAGAAGTGACAATATCAAAGGAATTATGTATTTTGGAGAAAAGTCTTTGATTAAACACTTCCCAGAGATTGAAAAAGATGATATTTCTATAGAAGAAATATTAAATAAAGCTCGGAATAAATTAAATGAGGGTAGTAAGGATAGGGGATTAAAAAATTTATCAGAAGGTATTTCAGCTGATGGAAGAAAAGGTAAAGAATTTTTTGAAGTTAATGAAAAAATAATTAATCTAGAAAATACATTCTTAACTGAAGAAGCTAAAAATGAAATAAATGACCTGGTAAATGAATCTCTTGACCCAGAAGGAAGAGAAAATGAAAATGTAGTACAAATGATGAAAGACGATGGGTTATTTTCTGTACTACCTAAAAAAGATGACAGTTGGACATCGTTTATACACCCATTAATTCAACTAAGAAAAAAAGAAATTAAATATTTTAAAATACAAAACAATTAAAAATGGAAGACAAAAAAATAACAAAGTTTGAATTTTTACTAACATTAGAAGACCACATTATCTGTCAAAGATTTTTTAACGTAAAAGGATACAAACCTAGAAATACAAAATCTCTAGATTTGTATGAATCGGTAAAATACATTCAAGAAGAGATAAATGACTCATTAAAAATGAAAGCTACCGATTATTTAAGCTCCCTCTACAACAGTTATACACATACTGTCAATTTGTCAGAACAAGACCGTGAAGAGCCGCCTCATGAATATTTCAATATCTACATAAAATTGAATAATGAGATAGTTACACACCGAATTTTTCCAGCTTGGATATATCCAGGTAAAATAAGATATACGGTGGATATTAGACCTTTTATTGGTAAGTTTTTGAGAGAACTCAGTGACGTATTGTCAGCTGAAAAAGTTGAGCGAAAGTATCTCGAAACGGTACTTTAAAAGTATTTATTAATTACCCTAAAAGATTTAAGATAGATGAAAGAAAGTAAAAGTTTTGGTTACCTAGGTCACACGTTTCAAGTCAAACTTATTAACCAAATAATAACCGACAAAAAATTTGCAAATAACATCATTGAGGTGATTGACCCTAAGTACTTCGATAACCAGTATTTTAAGTTAATCAGTCAAATGAGTAAGGAGTATTTTGAAAAATATAATACACCCCCTACGTTTGATGTTTTAGACCAAATGACTCGACTAGAAGTATCGTCAGAGATGGCTAGAACTAATATATTTGATATGTTGGTGGAGATACGAGAGTGTGAGGTGGAGGACCATCTATGGATACAGGAAAAAGCTTTGAAATTTTGTAAACAACAAGAGTTAAAAAAAGCTATTGTAAAAGTTAACAAAATAATCGAGAAGGGTGATTTCGAATCATATGATAAGTGTGAAGAATACATTAGAGTAGCTACACAAATAGGTGAAGTCACGGACGGAGCTATGGATGTCTTCCAAGATTTAGATGAAGCTTTAATAGACGATTTTAGAGACCCTATACCTTTAGGTATAAATGGTATAGATAATATTTTAGATGGTGGGTTAGCTAAAGGAGAAATTGGAGTATTTCTTGCACCTACAGGTGTTGGTAAAACTACAGTACTAACAAAAGTAGCTAATACAGCTTATAACATGGGTTTTAGTGTGTTACAAATATTTTTTGAAGACAATCCTAAAGTAATACAAAGAAAACACATAACCTGTTGGTCTGGTATTCCAGCTCAAGAACAGTCATCTAGACGTGAAGAAGTTTTAGAAAAAATTGCCCCTTACAAACAAGGAAGAGGTAAATTAATTATAGAAAAATTACCTTCAGATAGAATAACTATAAGTTCTATAAAAAATAGAATAAGAAAATTAGTAGCTGAAGGTAATAAATTTGACATGATTGTTTTGGATTACATTGATTGTGTACTCCCAGATAAACATTTTAATGAAGTTTGGCAAGGTGAAGGTCTTGTTATGAGACAATTTGAAAGTATGTGTAATGAGTTAGATGTAGCAGGTTGGACCGCAGCACAAGGAAATAGGACTTCTATAAGTTCAGAAGTAGTAACTACTGATATGATGGGAGGTTCTATTAAAAAGGCACAAGTGGGTCACGTAATTATAACCCTAGCTAAAACTCTACAACAAAAAGAAATGGGTCTCGCAACAATTGCAATTACCAAGTCTAGAGTGGGACAAGACGGAATAGTTTTTGAAAACTGTAAATTTGATAACGCTACGTTACAAATTGATACTGAACAATCCCAAACCCTATTGGGTCTAGAACAAGAAAGAGAAAGAAGAACTGCTGATAGGGTAAGAGCAGCTCTAGATAGAAGAAACCAACAAATAAATCAACAATAAAAGATATAACATGAGTAATAATAAAAATTTATTTACAGAGAGAGTAGCATATAAACCTTTTGAATATCCAGAATATTATACAGAAGGTTGGTTAAAACAAGCACAGGCATTTTGGTTACATACTGAAATTTCAATGCAGGGTGATGTTAAAGATTGGAAAGAAAATCTTAATGAATCAGAGAAAAATTTAGTAGGTAATATCTTACTAGGTTTTGCTCAAACAGAATGTGCTGTTTCAGACTATTGGACAAATATGGTGACGGATTGGTTCCCAAAACATGAAATTAGACAAATGGCGATGATGTTTGGAAGTCAAGAAACAATCCATGCTGTTGCATACTCTTATCTTAATGAGACACTAGGTCTAGAAGACTTTGAAGCTTTTTTACATGAAGAGGCGACCGCAGATAAATTCGACTTGTTAATGAATACAAGTGCTAACTATACACATAAAGATTTATCTAATAACGCAAAGGCTAGAAAAGAAGTGGGTAGAAGTTTAGCTATATTTTCTGCTTTTGCGGAAGGGGTAAGTTTATACAGTTCGTTTGCGGTACTTTACAGTTTCCAACTCAGAAATTTACTTAAAGGTATTGGACAACAAATGAAATGGTCAGTTAGAGACGAATCATTACATAGTAGAATGGGATGTCAATTATTTAATCACATGTGTGAAGAATACCCTGAATTAAGAGAGGAAAGTAAAGAAGACATTTATGCTGCAGCTAAATTGATTGTGGAACTAGAAGAAAAATTTATTGATAAAATGTTCGAAATGGGTGATTTAGAAAATTTAAAATCTGATGACCTAAAAGAATTTATCAAACAAAGAACAAATGACAAATTAAAGGAATTGGGTTACGAAGAAATATTTGTCGTTAATCAGGAAAAATCCAGTAAGTTAGACTGGTTCTATCACCTCACAGGTGGAGTGACCCATACAGACTTTTTTGCAATCAGACCTACTGATTACAGTAAAGCTGGAGAAGATGATGATTGGGACGAAGATTCCCTTTTTTAAATAATAAAATTTAATAGGAAATATGAAAAATTACGCAGAACATTTGGGCTGGGAGGTAGACGTGGACTTCCCAAGTTGGGCAAACACACACGTTTATATACAAACTATTTCTAATGGTTATTTATTACCAGGAGAGAAACCAAAAGACGCATACTGGAGGGTATGTACTACTGTAGCAAAAAGATTAGGTAAACCACAGTTAGCTACTAAATTTTTTGATTATATATGGAAAGGATGGTTATGTTTAGCCAGTCCAGTATTAAGTAATACTGGTACTGAAAGAGGATTACCTATTAGTTGTTTCGGTATTGATGTAGCTGATTCAATACAGGACATTGGGGCAAAAAATTTGGAAATGATGTTACTAGCTAAACACGGTGGTGGTGTAGGAATTGGTATAAATCAAATTAGACCAGCGGGTTCAACAATTACTGATAACGGTACTAGTGATGGTGTTGTACCATTTTGTAAAATTTACGATTCCACGATTTTAGCAACTAATCAAGGTGCAGTCAGAAGAGGTGCTGCATCAGTTAATCTTAACATTGAACATAATGATTTTATGGATTGGTTAGAAATTAGAGAACCTAAAGGTGATGTTAATAGACAATCACTTAATCTACACCAATGTGCCGTTGTTGGAGATAAATTCATGAGAAAATTAGAAGCTGGTGACAAAGAATCTAGAAAAAAATGGGCATCTTTACTTAAAAAACGTAGACAAACTGGAGAACCATATATTATGTATAGGGGTAATGTTAATAAAACTAATCCAGAATCTTACAAGAAAAATGGTCTAAAAGTTTATATGACAAATATTTGTTCTGAAATTGTTTTACACACTGATGAAAATCACTCATTTGTTTGTTGTTTAAGTTCCCTTAATCTTGCAAGATATGATGAATGGAAAGATACTGATTTAATTTATACCGCTACGTGGTTCTTAGACGGTGTTCTTGAAGAATTTTTACAGAAAGCAAAATATAGAAAAGGGTTTGAAAATGCTGTAAGAAGTGCTGAAAAAGGAAGAGCTTTAGGTTTGGGTGTTTTAGGATGGCATACTTTCTTACAACAAAGAGGAATACCTTTTGAAGGACTTCCAGCACAATTCGAAACACGTAGAATTTTTGGTCAAATTAAAACTGAATCAGAACAAGCTTCTAGAGATTTAGCTACCGAATATGGTGAACCATTATGGTGTGTTGGTAGTGGATTTAGAAATAGTCACTTAAGAGCTGTAGCTCCTACAGTATCGAATAGTAAGTTAGCAGGTGGAGTAAGTTCAGGAATAGAACCCTTACCAGCAAATGTATATACAGACCAAAGTGCTAAAGGAACTTTTATTAGAAAAAATAAAGAGTTAGAAAAGGTATTTAGAAAAATAGGTATTAACAACAAAGATACTTGGGATAAAATATTGGCAGATGGTGGTAGTGTACAAGACATTAAAGAACTAGATAATTGGGGATATGTAAATGGTAAGGTTACACATGTTGAAGAAAAAGAAAATTCACATACAGATTTTGTGCCAGTGAAAGAAGTCTTTAAAACCTTTAAGGAAGTGAACCAACTAGAATTGGTTAGACAAGCTGGAATTAGACAACAGTATATAGACCAAGCTGTATCCCTAAACCTAGCTTTTCCTAAAGAAGCTACACCAAAGTGGTTAAACCAAGTTCACTTAGAAGCGTGGAAAATGGGTGTTAAAACATTATATTATGTTAGAACTGAAAGTGTCCTTAGAGGTGATATAGCAGCAAGAGCTATGGAAGAGTGTGTTAGTTGTGAAGGTTAGTATTTATTAGTATGTGTTTAAAATTTGAAAAAGAAGATTTTTATTTAGACGACAACAATAAAATGGTGTTAACAGAAAAATACCATATAAAAAAAGGTTCTTGTTGTGGTGGTAAATGTAAACATTGTCCATATTGCCCACCATATCAAAAATCTAACAAAGAATTAAGAGAAGATGTTCACACTGGACCTACACGGTTACAAAATTCATGAAACTCATGATGTTGTAGATAGTTTTTTATATGACCATAAATTATATAATACTAAAAGAATAGAAATAATAACTGGAGACAGTAAAGTAATTAAAACCGTAGTCACTGAAATTGCAGAGACTTACGGTTTTGAATGCAAACCCCACATCTACAATAAAGAAGTACTTACTCTTTCAGTTTAGATTTATAAAACTGAATATTTATAAATAAAACTCATGGCAGAAAGAGAAACATTTGGTATTGATTTTCCTTTTCAGGATAGTGTTTATGGAGATTATCTAAAAATGACAGAAACTCCAGAAGATGAAATTAAAGCTAATTTAATTCATTTGTTACTAACTAGAAAAGGCAGTCGATATTTTTTGCCTGACTTTGGTACTTCTTTATACGAGTATATTTTTGAACCCTTAGACTCACCAACGTTTGCCTCAATAGAGGCAGAGATTAGAGAACAGGTTATAAAATACATACCTAATCTTAAAATTACCAATATAGACGTGACTAGTGCTTTGGACGCTGAAGAACTTCCAGGAACTGTAGTAGCGGATAATGACCCTCGTGTTTATAGGGTAGCAGGTCAAGGGACTAAAGAACATACAGCAAAAGTAAGGATAGATTTTACCATAACTAGTGATGCTTTTGATACACGAGATTTTGTAATAATTAATATATAAAATGGCAAATAATAAAATATCTTACTCAGAAAGAGATTTTGTTGGTTTAAGGGGAGAGTTATTAAACTATGTTCAAGACCAATATCCAGACTTAATTCAAAACGCGAACGACGCTTCTTTATTTTCAGTTTTTTTAGATTTAAACGCGGCGGTCGCTGATAACTTACATTATCACATTGACCGTAGTTTACAAGAAACTGTTTTACAATACGCTAATCAAAGGTCTTCTTTATTTAATATTGCTAGGACTTATGGATTGAAAATTCCTGGAACTAGACCTTCAGTATCAGTTTGTGATTTTAGTATTACTGTTCCTGTTTTACAGACTTCTGGGGGAGGAGATAAAGAAGATTTTAGGTATTTGGGCACATTAAGACGAGGTTCTCAAATAAAAGGAGCCGGACAAGTGTTTGAAAATATTCACGATATAGATTTTTCAGTACCATTTGACTCTACTGGATTTCCAAACAGAACTAAAACTCCTAATTTTAATAATAATGGAAACATTGTAAGTTATACAATTACAAAAAGAGAGGTGGTAATAAATGGTATAACCAAAGTATTCAAGAGAGTTATAACTAGTACTGATGTGTTACCGTTTTTAAAAATATATTTACCAGAAAAAAATGTTTTAGGGGTGACAGGATTAATACAAAAAGATGGTACAAATATACAAGCGGTACCTAAAGCTACCGAGTTTTTAACTTCTCAAAATAAATGGTATGAAGTAGATGCGTTAGCACAAGACAAAGTATTCATTGTCGATTCTAGTAAACCTTCTGATTTACCTGGTGTTAAAGTTGGTAAATGGGAAACCGCAAATCAAAGGTTTATAACTGAGTATACACCAGAAGGTTTTTTCTATCTAACATTAGGTGGTGGTACTAGTAGTTCACAAAACTCGTTAGATGATTTTACAACACAAGGGTTTACGATGGACTTAAGTAGATATATGAACAATTTTTCTTTAGGAAGTTCACCTAGAGCTAATACTACTTTATTTATTCAGTACAGAGTGGGTGGTGGACAATCTACTAATATAGGTCCTAACACCTTAAATAGTTTTGGTACCATAGACTTTGTTTTAAATGGACCAAACGTCAACATAAATAGGTCAGTTAATGAATCTTTAAGTGTTAATAATGTTACCGCTGCTATTGGAGGTTCTAATCAACCTACAGTAGAGGAAATTAGAAATTATATTGGTTTTAATTTTTCATCACAAAAAAGAGCTGTGACATTATCAGACTACAAAGTTTTAATTGAAACAATGCCTTCAGTTTTTGGTGCACCAGCAAAATGTGGGGTTATGGAAGTTGAAAATAAAATTATGGTTAAGTTACTTTCATATAATACTGATGGTTCACTTACCTCTAATGTTAGTACTACTTTAATGGATAACATTAGTGAGTATTTGTCTGATTTTAGAATGTTAAATGATTATTTGACTATTGAACCCGCAGAAGTTATAGACTTGTCTTTAGAAATAGACTTATTGATTGACCCGTCATTTAATAGTGGAGCAATAATTACAAATGTAATTAATACTACTAATGATTTCTTTGCTCCTAGAAATAGAGAAATGGGTACTGATATTTTTGTTGGTGAACTTATAAAAAATCTTGCAGCACAAGATGGGGTTAAAAACTTAATCGATTTAAGAATTTTTAATAAAGTAGGTGGAGAATATTCCAGTAATGAGGTTTCACAAAGATACTTGGATGATGAAACCAGACAGATAGAATTAATAGATGGTGTAATTTTTGCTCAACCAACCCAGTCATTCCAAGTTAAATATCCTACTAAAGATGTAATAGTTAGAGTAAAGTCTACAAATCAAACAACTGTCTCTTAATTAGTTTACATATTTCACTATCCTATTAAATTTGATTTTAAGGAAATAACTATTTAT